ACTTCTTTAAGTCAAAGGACGGATACTTGTTTGGTCAGGGCGGTCTTGAGATTCAATTCCGTACCTTCCCTACGTTCCAGTGTGAGATCATTGGTAAGAAGGCAAAGCATGGTAAGGTATCTCAGGGTGGTATTGATGCCGCATTGTATGCGACTACTCGTAATCGTCTTGAGGTTCGTAAAACAATTGAAGCAGAGATCCGTAGTGACAGGGAAGCGTTCCTTGATAAGTTCTATGGATTCTATACTGGTGCGATTGACAACCCTGTTGACCGTCAAACATTTGGCACTAAACTAAAGAACAAAGATTCTAACTGGTTAGTCTCTAAGTACTACGTGACAACTATGTTCACTATGATCAAAGGTAGAGAGCAACAACTAATGACCCTGTTGTACAGGGTTGCCAAATCAGAATCAGCAGATTCTGCCGTCCACTTAAAGGTAATGTAACATGGCCATATCACACTATATAGATGATGTCCAATTAAATATCGCACGGGAGTTGGTAGTCAACACTTCGGTGCGTAACATCTTCGGAACCACAGGCGGTACGGCTAATATCGTTACCTCAGAGTTTCGAACCCCTTGGGAAGAGGCATCAAACTATGCGTTCCCATCTTCGGCAGTAACCATGTCTGTGGTTAGTTCTGATGCGGGGGATACTGGGATATCTCTCCTACTTCTAGGACTAGACGGGGATTGCAATCCTATCAGTGAAGTGGTTGCCGTAAACGGTACAACTACCGTCACAACGACAAACTCTTTCTATCGAATCAATGATGCGGTGATCACAGTCGGAAATGCAGTTGGTGATATCACCGTCTCTAATGGCGGAACCACATACGCAAAGATTCTTGCGGGGACTGGTAGAGATCAAAAATCGGTATACACGGTGCCAGCAGGACACTGTTTCTTTTTGACTCGTATCGATGCATTCTGTACAGATGCGAACGGTGGTAAAGCGGCTCGATTCAGAAACTTTTTGACGGCTTCAAATGGAAGACAGTTGAGAGTCGCAGATACAACTTTCTTTGAGAACATGAATATCGTGAGACAAGCACCGTTCAAGTATGATGAGAAGACGGACATTGAGATGCAGTTGCGTTCTTTGTCCGGTTCAACGTTTGGTTCCGTCTTTGCAGAAGGTATACTGGTCAAACTATGAATTTCGCAGAGTTTATCACAGAACAGAAGAACACCCACATGACCCATATTGAGGACAAGGTTCTCTATGGGGGTGTGAACGGTACACGTCAAGCAATCAATGCACTACGTGAACTGCGTGATATGTTATCTGGTAAAAAGGACGGAAAAGTTTCTGTTAAGTGGGATGGTGCACCTGCAATTTTCTGTGGTGAAGATCCACGAGACGGTGAGTTCTTTGTGGCGAAGAAAGGTATCTTTGCAAAGAACCCAAAGGTCTATAAGACTAATGCAGAGATCGATGCAGATATGTCTGGTGATCTTGCATCTAAGATGAAAGCTGCTTTGCAGTATCTACCAGATCTAGGTATCAAGGGTGTGATACAGGGAGACTTCCTGTTCAGTTCAGATGACCTTGAAACCAAAACAATAGACAAAGAGAAGTACACAGTATTTCACCCCAACACAATCGCATATGCAGTACCCTATGATGCCGCTGCAGAGATACGATCTGCAAAAATCGGTATAGTGTGGCATACTACATATAACGGTACTACATTCGAAAACATGAAAGCATCGTATGGTGTAAACGTAAAAGGATTCAAAAAATCAAGTAATGTTTGGTCTCAGGATGCCATGTTGACGGATGCGACTAAAGCAACCATGACGCAAGAGGAGACAGAAGAGGTCAATGGGTATCTATCGCAAGCCGGTAAGTTGTTTAACCAAATTTCGGGAACGACTCTTAGGACGCTCGAAGCGAACGAAGATCTCGCAAAACTTATCGAACAATACTACAACACGTATGTACGTGCGGGAACAGTTATCCCCGATTCAAGAAGACATGTTGCGGGACTTATCCGTTGGATTAAGCAGAAGTATCAGAAGCAAATCAATGCACGAAGCACCGCAAGAGGAAAGAAAACACAACAGGACAAATTAGATGCAATCATGGTATTCTTCTCACCTACGAACAAGGCGAGTCTAATAAAAATGATTGAATTGCAAAAAGTCATCATACTTGCGAAACTAAAACTTATAAATAAACTTAACAGTTTGAAGAAGATTGATACTTTTGTCAAAACAAATCAAGGGTATAAGGTAACCGGAGAAGAGGGTTACGTTGCAATCGATATACTTGGTGGTGATGCAGTGAAACTTGTTGATCGTATGGAATTTTCATACAACAACTTTTCACCAGATATACTTAAAGGATGGGATAAACCTACGAGGAATTAAAAATGGCGGATAGTCCGTTACGATTCAAACAATTTAGCGAGTCTCCCGACGAGGCATTGTCCATGCAACAACGCATGGCTCGCTCACGTGCATTCAAAAAGAACAAAGCAAAGATCGCTATCGGTAGAAAGAGAGCGGCAAAGAAAATTGCTAGTCTAGACGTTCTCAAGAAACGTGCACGTAAAGCTGCACGTGAAGTATTACTCAAAAAGATAACCAAAGACATTCCTAAGGCAGAACTCTCTATGTCTCGTAGACAGAACATAGAGAAACAACTGGATAAGAAGAAAGCGGTTATCGACAAGTTAGCACGTAAGATGATTCCACAAGTTCGCAAAGCAGAACTTGCAAGAAAGAAGAAGGGAAATCAGAGTGCCGATTAAGAATTTCTCGCAGTACCTACTAGAAGAAGAGAGAGAAGTCTACTTTACCTTCGGACGTATGAACCCACCTACCATAGGACATGGTAAGGTTATGGACACTCTTGCATCTAAGTCAGGTAAGTCAGACTACAAGGTATACTTATCTCAGGTATCTAATCCTAAGAAAGATCCTCTGTCCTACTCAGATAAGATCAAGCACGTGCGTAAAATGTTTCCAAAACATGCACGTCAAGTGATTATGGATAAGGACTGTCGCAATGTATTCGACGTTGCAAACAAACTTTACAATGCAGGTTACACCAAGGTCAACATGGTTGTGGGTGAAGATCGCATCCGTGAGTTTGAAGTTCTCCTGAACAAGTACAACGGTAAGAAGGCACGTCACGGATTCTACAACTTCAAGAGTATCAATGTGATCTCTGCGGGTGCACGTGATCCAGATGCGGCGGGTGTAGAAGGTATGTCTGCATCTAAGCAACGTGAGAACGCCTCTAAGAATGACTTCGTTACATTCTCTCAGGGTGTACCAAAAACAATGTCCAACAAGGACGCACGTAAACTATTCAATGATGTGCGTACTGGTATGGGTCTCAAAGAGACTACCGAATTCAAGAACCACATCTCACTAAAACCTGTTTCAGAAACAAGAGAACAATACGTACAGGGGGAACTGTATGAGGTCGGTGACACAGTGGTTGTCAAAGAAAATGACGAACTGGTTACAGTCTCAGTGCTCGGAGCAAATTACGTTATCGTCGAACGCACAGATGGCACTCGACTACGCAAATGGCTCGATGCAATCGAACTCGTTGAAAGACAAGACCCAGATATCAAAGATAGAGAGGGAACTCAACCTGCCCGATATCATGCAGGACTGAAGAAGTCCACCAAGGCAAAGAGAGACGCACACTTCAAGAAGCACGGTAAGAAAGACGATGACGATTCGTCTGCGTACAAACCTGCGCCTGGCGATAAGAGTGCAGAGACCAAACCTTCGAAGTACACGAAGGCGTTCAAGGATATGTACAACGAAGCGAAAGAGAAAGAAGTACACGTCCGTATGGACAACTTGGGTAAGGACGAAGATAAGGTCGTAGACATTCTCCAGAAATACGAGAAGAAGGGCGTGTTGAAGTTCGACGGAAACACCGACAAGGGTGTCATTTTCAAACTCCTAAAACCTGCAATGCTCTCTGGTCTCAACCGTGAACTGAAGAGGTTCTACACTGACGCACAACTCAGTGAGGGTTTAGAGATCTCGTTTGAGATGTGTCTCAATGCAGAGACTACCCCTCAGATGTTAAGGAGATGGATGTCTAAAACTATACAGAAAAAACAGTATAGTCAAGTTGCAGACTACATCAAGAAACAGATGGAGAAGGACAACAACAGACACTCCCCTGAGTACTATGCTTCAGAGTTGGTTCGTAAACACGGACTCAAGTTAGATGTCAGAGCACTGGGTAAGATGGTTAAAAACGAAGAGACCGATCCAGTTAAGAATGCACGTGCAGACATCGAACGTGAGAAAGAATCAGATAAGATCAAACACGACAAGTTATTAGATCGTGCACGACTCGCTCGTGCTAAACAAAAAAATAGGGCAACCAAATGATAGGTTTTAGTAAGTATTTGGAAGAGGGGCGTTATTCTCTATACGATACTCTTGATGTCAAAGAAGGCCCAGATGGCATTGCGGCAAAAGCAAAGAAGTCTGGTATCTCTCCGGAGACATTGAAGAAGGTATACAATCGTGGAGTCGCTGCATGGAAAACAGGGCATAGACCCGGCACTACACCACAGCAGTGGGGAATGGCACGAGTCAATGCATTTATAGTTAAGAAAAAGAAGGGTAACCTTAATCACGACAAGGATCTGGCATGAAGACGTTTAAAGAATTAAGAGAGAATTACCGTGTTCTCGCAACTAAAGGTATGGGTGCTGAAACCAAGAACTCTATCAGTGTAGGTAGAGAGGTTGATTTCTACAAGAGTGAGAACGGTGATAAGAGAGAAGGTAAGATCATTAAGATGGGGCCGAAGAGTTACATCGTTAAGGATTTAAAGAATGGTAAGCAGTATCAGTTCATGTACCATGATCGTGTAAAAGCAAAAGACCTTCTGAAGAAAGCAGGATACCAACCACCGAGGCCACGATGAGAAGTTTTGATTCCCTAAGAGAAAAGACCCTTACTCCCGCTGAGAAAAAGAAGCGTGAGGAAATTGCAAAAGCGATTGAGAAAGACGATCCAGACATGCCAATGGATAAGAAAATGGCAATCGCTACTGCACAGGCTAAGAAGGTTGCGGAGGGTTTCACCCCCAAAGAAATCAAGATGGCAATCGGTGTTGCATCTGATAAACGATATGCGGGTGGTAACTACACTGGTGCGGTCAAGGCAATCGAAAAGATCAAGAAAGGTTTGTCTAAGCACAAACAGGTAGCTGCAGTACTTAGAAGTAAGAACGAAGCAGTATCCCCTGCACAACAAGCGGCAATCGCAATCTCTAAGAAAGAGAAAGGTGAAAGTGTTGACTTCGAACCTCATATGATGTATAATCCTAAGACAGGTAAAAGCGTTAAAGTAAATACTCCTGCAGATCACGACAAGTTTGACAAGATGGGTTATAAATTGAAAGAATCAACGTTGAGTGAAATGGCGATGCCTCGTAAAGATTTCGATAAGTTGAAGAAGGGTGATGAAGTCACTATCACTTATGACTCATCTATTCGTAAAGGGACTACTACTACCTTTGTTGTAAAAGGTAAGTCACGTAGTGCTAAGTACAACGTGGATAAGATCCAGATGTATCCCAAGGGTAAGCCAGGCGGCATGAAGTACTTCCTGTACAGTCGTGGTGGTAAGGACGCAACACTTGCACTGGGTGACATGGCTGCGGTCATGACCAAAATTGTAAAAGAGGAAGTCGGTAAACCTCTCTCACAGATTCGTGAAGCATACTACCGTGGTCAACGTAGGGCAACACCAAAGAAGCAAGAACCACCTAAGATGGGTTCTAAGTCTTCGTCTGGGTATGACCTATATCACAAGACTTACTCTGCGGCAATGCAACACGCATATGCATGGGCGAAGAAGAAGGGACATGAAGTTGATATGGATGATGTAGACCGTCAAGTCGCTATGGGGCCGAAAAAACCCTCTGACGGTAAGACCAACAGTTTCACACTGAAACTCAAGGACAATCCTAAAAAGAAACTTGCAGTCCAAGTCTATGGCATGGGTGGTGGCAAGTACGAACTGAATACGTATATCACATGAAGACGTTTAACGAACACTGCGAATGTGGATCTGAGTCCAAACTAGTTGAGGACAATCCATACCGTGTAGGATCTGAGAGATACTTCGAGTACTGGCGTGAAAAGCGTGAACAGTATCAGAACGGTGATATTGAGGTTCAACCAAACGAAGTAGACATCATGGAATCAAACCTTGGTGAGTTCGCAGAGTTCAACGGTGAACACGTTGCACTGGACTGTATCTTCGAAGAAGAGAAGCAACCAGAACTGAACAAACCAAAGGCAGGTGGCCCGAAGAAGTACTACGTGTACGTCAAGGATCCATCTACTGGTAACATTAAGAAAGTGTCATGGGGTGATACGACTGGACTCAAGGTCAAGTTGAATGATCCCGAAGCACGTAAGTCATTCGCTGCACGTCACAAGTGTGCACAACAGAATGACAAAACTTCTGCGGCATACTGGGCATGTAGATTGCCTAGATACGCAAAGCAACTAGGATTAAGTGGTGGTGGAAACTTCTTCTGGTAGACCATATACTCAATATGAGTTGATGAACGGAGATGTTCTAAGATCATTTGATATACACAGTAATCCAATGGATTACATTTGGCATATGGATAGTGAGGACAGGTATGTCTATATTGAACAGACTGGACAAGGTTGGAAATTCCAGTTTGACAACGAACTTCCTAGATTATTAAACAAGGGTGACAAGTTGTTTATACCAAAAATGACCTTTCATAGAGTCATAAAAGGTGAAGATCAACTAGTCATAAGAATTAAAACTGTATAAATAGAAGTATATTTGTACTTTATTAAATGGGAAAGTCCTCACATGGCAGCAGAAACACAAGCTAAACGTCTCGATAGGATCGAGGGTAAAATAGATAAACTTTCAGACGCAATGATCAGTCTGGCGAGAGCGGAAGAGAAGTTGATAGCGATTGAAAAAAACAATCACGCTAACTTCGATAGGATGAACCGCTTCTCTCAAAAGTTAGATCAGATAGAGGTGAAGGTAAACGAGAATGCTCACACAGTGGGGATTATAAATAAAGTTGCATGGGTCACTACGACAATACTGTTGGGTGGTCTAATTAAAATGTTTTGGTTCTAGGAGACTAACAATGTCAATTCAAAAAACTATGGAGGCATATTTGGAAATGGTCTCCGAAAAAAACAAACTTGATCCTGTAGACGATAAAGCGAACGACAAGAAGTTCAAAGATCGTAAGGACAAGGATATCGATAACGATGGAGACGTAGATTCTTCAGATGAGTATCTTCATAAGAGACGTGCCGCAACGGACGATGCAATCGACGGTGGTAAGAAACCTGCCAAGAATGCAGTGAAGAAAGAATCAGAAGACGAAGAGGAAGGCGAAGAGAAGAAGAAGAAGCCTTTCCCTCCAAAGAAAAATGGTGATGAGGAAGAGTCAGAAGCAGAAAAGGATGAGAAAGAAGAAGATCCTGTAGACGCTGATGGTGAAGACGAAAAACCTGAAGATCCTAAGAAGAAGGATAAGAACCCTCGCACTGCCGACAAGACTGCCGAGATCTCTAAAATTGGTGAGAAGAAGCACAGTAAAACCAAGAAAGAGAGTTACATGGGTGTAGACCTATCTGACGCAACTGCAGAGTTACTCCATGCTATTGATGCAATGTTTGAAGCAAAAGCTGCTCAGGCAAAGGGTGCAACAGAAGCAGAGAAGATGGATGACAAAGAATCCAAGTCTGGTAAGGACTTCATTGCTAAACATAAAGTTGACAAAAAAGATCACGAAGACATGGAAAAGGTTTTACCACCTAAAGATGTTAAAGTGAAAAAAGAGATGACAGAGTTCGAAGTGATTCGTGCGATTCTCTCTGGTAAAACCCCTGAGTAATGATAAGGAGTAAATTATGTTACAACCCCCAAGATGGTGTACAGACGCAGTGCCCACTCCACGTGGATGGGCAGATCCAAACACAGGAGAACTTTTGATCTCCACTAGATTGAGTGCAGATGACATTGCTGCATATATCAATCCTGATTCTGGTCAAGTTGTAGTCGAAGAAGTAGTACACGAAGCACCTGCAATGTTGCATGAAGCACCTGTAGGTAACAAGTCTCTCGAAAATATGACCAAAGCAGAACTAGTTGCACTCGCAGAGTCAACTGGTGTTGAAGTTTCCAAGTACGCAACGAAGGCAGTATTGATCGAAGCACTCTCTTAATTTACAACTAGATATATTATGAAATTAGAACTGACCCCCAAAACCTTCACGCTCTATGCAGCGCAGAATTATTATAATCCTACCTGCATAGACAGTGAAGAATTCTTCGATGACATCAAACGATTCAAGTATGTCAAGCGATTACTCAATCGTTATAGAGACACACAAGAACTCTCCGAAAGACTCATCCTTAATCACCTGATCGTGATCTTCAATTGTTGGGGATTCGAATCTGGTGTTGAGATGTTAGCACTCAAGATAGAACCAGAACACTGGTCTGCTCTCAAACCGTTTCTTATCTTTTTGAAAGCACTTGAAGGTAATGATCTGGTCGGTATCGATCAAGATATGTTCGTGGTGGATAGGTTACGAAATCTATGAACCCATGTGGAGATTGCACGGCTTGTTGCGACTCACTAGGATTCACTCACGACAACTGGTACACCAGACAAGATCCTGATATCATCCTATCGCAGAAAGTCGCCCTGAAAGAGGGTATCAAATACGACTGGGGATCCGGTTGTAATAAACTGTGCTCGAAATCCGGTGACTGTAAAATCTACGAAAAGAGACCGCACGTCTGCCGATCCTTTGATTGTGGATACCTGAAGTATGGTCTTGATTTAGAAACAAGACCGGATCAATGTGGATTCATTACCGAAGTCAATGATGGGTGGATAATGGTCACTCCGTGGTTGCACGGTCAGAGAGGAATAGATATAGATAAGTGGAGAGTAGAGAATCACGAATCAGTAAAAGACGTACTGGGTGACATATCGCAAGAGACAGGTGTCATGTATAAAGAGTATATGTTACAGAGTTACGAAAAATCCTATTGGGTAAAAATATGAGGAAATTTAGGTGAAGTTTTTCGTCTGTACGAATCCCAAAAAAATAAAAAATCATGAAGTAAAAAATTTCGGTAAGTACTACTACTGTCATGATGATGAAGTCAACGTACATAGTGGTACGGGATATGTTCTACTCTGGCAGGGATACACTATCGAACAACCCATCGAAACCCTACTGGATGACTGGTGGTCACTACAAAATGCAAACGGTAATTTCTTTGCGGTACGTATTCTACCTCATAAAATTGACTATGCACTAGACTACTTCAACAACCACAAGATCTTTACTTCTCAGATATATGGGTTCGAGTTATCCAATCACCTTCCATGGATGACGATACAAGAATCAGACATTGTACAGAAGTCTTTGCAATATGAACCATTTCTTCGTAGAGAGTTTTCTGGTAAAGAACGTCAGACCTTCTTTGGTCACATCAATTCTTTACTACCCTCATATCGATACACACAAGATTCTCGTGATGCATACGAATCTGAAGTAAGGAATGATCCCGAAGAACTGGTCGATTTCATTCACGAGTGTATGAGTGGTCATGCACAAGTTATCAAGGACAGGTATCCTAATAGATTCATTGCTCTATCAGAGGGTATAGACTCTGCACTGCAGTCTCACTACTTTTATGAAGATCCACAATACATGTACACAGTTGTACCATGTTTAGCTGGCGAAAATGGTCACAAGTATAAACGTGAGATTGCGACACACTATCCAAACGTACTGTTCGAAGAATTTGACATGAACCGTGCAAAGGAGTATACTGAAAAGTATTTGAATGATTCCAGTACAAGATGGGCAACTATCTTACCTACGATGAAACAAATTGCAGACTGTGAAGTCAAACCAGATATAGTGATGTACGGAGTCAACGGTGATGAGATGTTCTTTCGAGATCTCATTCCCCACATGCAGATGTTGGCGTATGAGTTTTGGAACGAGGATCAAGAGTCTGTTGTTTCCAAACTAAGAAAGGATATTGCGTCCAAGGGTGGTCAGTACGGTGCAACATATACCTTGGGTGATGATGAAACGTTCGAGGAGATCTTAGAACAGTTTGTAGGGGGGTGGTTTAATAAAGATAGATCACGTGAGGACTCCTTGAATGCTATGGTAAAGTGGACAACACCTAAGTTCTATACTCGTGCCATATCACAGAATAATGACGTGATGTGTGGATCACTATATAATGACAGGAGAATTTTTCATGAGGTGTTGAAGTGTCCAAAGGGCTGGTTACAGGAATTCGGTATGGACTCACCGATACAGAGAAAGATCCTCAAGGACAAGTTTGATTACGAACTTATTACTCCTCACAAGGATGCCCTGTACGCTATGTACCAAGGAATCTTTGATAACATTTTTAATTCAACAGTACCAAAAGCACTGGTAGAAACGGTATAAATAAGCACTATGGGACTATTAAAATCAGCAGCAGATCTTGTCTATACTATCCGGTTCTTGAAACTTCTGGTAACGAAGTTCGAGGATACCGAAGCGTTCAAAGCGGGAATCATAGACAAAGACGGAAATAAGAACAAAGACTTCTCACAGAATTCTATGGATGATCGTGAAGCATATAGAGCACACTACACGACATTCCATCGTCTTGTTTTCAATTTAAAACGAATCATGGCAAAAGCGCCAGGCGGTTCATCTGTGGTCGCACGATACGGTGCCGCTCTTGCACTGATCAAAGAACACGGTGGAGACATAGATAAGATCCACAAAGAAACAGGTATAGACATTCTTGACTGTCTCGCAGAAGAGACTCAGTGGTTT